CAACAAAAACACACATCACGACCAAACGGGCCGGAACTGAACTGGTTTGGGTTGGATTTGGGCGAACCTCGGCAGAGTAAGGAGCAACAATGCCGAAGAAGAAACGCGAGAATTCGGATAATTACATATACGCGTACTATCAAGCCATGCAGAATGGGTCCGTTGTGGTCGGTAAGTGGGTGCGGATGCTCTACGAGTACATCGTAAAGGGCATCGAGGCGCACGAATTCGGCTACGACGGGCGAAAAGCGCACGCGGCCATAGATTGGATAGAAGCGCATTGCTTCCATACCGAAGGACCGCTCGCACCGGGGCCGTTCCTGCTGAACCTTTGGCAAAAGGCCCTTGTGTCGTGCATGTTCGGTTTGGTAGATGCCAACGGACAACGCCAGTTTACCGAGGTTGTTTTAATAGTCGCGCGGAAGCAGGGAAAATCCGCGCTGGCCGCCGCGATCGCAAAATATGTGTGGTGGCTCGAGGGCGGTTACGGTGCGCGCGTGTTCACTCTTGCGCCGAAGCTGGACCAAGCCGACATCATTTACAACAACATTTGGCAACAGGTCGTATTAGACCCCGAATGGCAAGACAGGAAACAACGCCTTGCCGAAGCGAAGAAGCGGAAGGAATACGGCGACGATCCCGAACTTGCGCGGCACCGTCAAACGGATTTGTATTTGCCGAGCAATAACGGCACCGTTAAAAAGATTGCGTTTTCGGCCAAGAAGTCGGACGGCTTCAACCCGTCGTTGTGTATATGCGACGAGGTGGCGGCGTGGGAAGGCGACAAGGGCCTAAAACAATACGAGGTTATGAAATCCGGCACGGGCGCACGACCCGGCGCAATAATGCTTTCGTGTTCTACGGCGGGATATGTTAACGGCTCGATATATGACGAACTTATCGGGCGGGCAACGCGGTTCCTGCTGGGCAACAGTAAAGAACGGCGGCTACTGCCCTTTCTGTATATGATCGATGATCCCGAGAAGTGGAACGACATTAACGAGCTTGCGAAAAGCAACCCAAATTTGGGCGTTTCGGTGTCGGTCGATTTCTTACTTGAGGAAATCGCGATCGCGGAAGGGTCCCTTTCGAAAAAGGCCGAATTCCTCACGAAGTATTGCAACGTAAAACAGAATTCGTCCCTTGCTTGGCTTCCGGCACTCTCGGTCGAAAAAGCGTGCGGCGCGCCGTTACGGCTCGATGCGTTCCGAGATCACTATTGCGTAGTTGGCGTGGACTTGTCGCGCACAACGGATTTAACCGCCTGTGTTGCGGTCATCGAACACGGCGGCGAATTATATGTCTTCGCGCATTTTTGGATGCCGTCGGCGAAGCTCGAAGAAGCGATCGCGCGGGATGCCCTGCCGTATGACTTATACATCCAGCGCAGCTTCCTGTCCTTATCCGGCGACAACTTCGTCGATTATGAGGATTGCTACGCGTGGTGCCGGATGCTGGTTGAGAAATACAAGATATTACCCTTGCAGATAGGCTATGACCGTTATTCAAGCACGTATTTGATTTCGCAGTTGGAAGGCTACGGCTTCCATACGGACGATATCTTCCAAGGGTTCAACCTTACAAGCCCGATACGTGAATTTGACGGCCTTATCCGGGATGGCAAAATCCACATCGGCGACAACGATTTGTTAAAAGCGCACTTGCTCAACGCGGCCTTGAAACAGGACCCGGGAACCGAGCGCGTTAAATTGGTTAAGTTGGGACAAACTGACCACATAGATGGAACGGCGGCGTTATTGGACGCGATGACCGTTCGACAAAAGCATTGGCCCGAAATTGGCGGGCAACTCATGAACAATGGGAGGTAAAACCATTGAGCCTTTTAGACAAATTATTTGGTAAGGCCGTAAAAAGCGAGCCTCCGGCACGGGACGAAACCGTTTTCAAACTGTTGAACGGTTATCGGCCCGTTTTTCATTCTTGGGGCGGCGAGATTTACGAAACGGAACTCGTGCGGGCGGCCATCGATGCCAAGGCGCGGCACATCTCCAAACTTGACATCACCTATAACGGCACCGCTAAACCGTCGTTGCAGGCGAAACTAAAACTCGGCCCGAACGAGTGGCAGACATGGGGACAATTCCTGTATCGTGCGGAAACCCTGCTCGAGGTGCAAAATACCCTGCTGATTCTGCCCGTTATCGACAATAGCGGCGAAACGACGGGCATTTATGCCGTCTATCACAAAGACATCGAATTAGTCGAGTATAAGGGCGAACCGTGGGTCCGCGTGCGCTTCCATAACGGCCAGCGCGTGGCGATCGAGCTTCGGCGCGTCGGGATCATGACCCGGTACCAGTACAAAAACGATTTCTTCGGGGAATCCAACAGGGCGTTGCATCCAACAATGGAACTCGTTCACATGCAGACGGAAGGCATCGAAGAAGGCGTCAAATCAGCCGCCACGTTTCGTTTTATGGCGACGATGAACAACTTTGCCAGCGATGAGGATTTAGCGAAAGAACGGAAGCGTTTTTCCGAGCTGAACTTCCGCGCCGACGATGCGGGCGACTTCCTGTTGTGGCCGAACACCTATAAGGACATAAAGCAGATTGAAAGCAAACCTTTCGTCGTAGATGCCGAGCAAATGGCCCTTATAAACAAGAATGTCTATGACTATTTCGGCGTAAATGAGGACATCTTGCAGAACAAGGCCATTGGCGACAAATGGGCGGCATTCTACGAAGGCGCGATCGAACCTTTCGCAATCCAGTTTTCCGACGTGGTCACAAAGATGCTCTTTACCGAGCGCGAACGCCAGCTCGGGGCCTCGATCATGGCGACATCGAACCGCCTTCAGTACATGTCCACCAACGACAAATTAAATGTATCGGCGCAGATGGCCGACCGGGGATTGATGACACGTAACGAGATTCGGCAGATTTGGAACCTTGCGCCGTTACCTGCCGAGATTGGCGACACCCTGCCGATTCGCGGCGAATATTACAATTTGGGCGAGGACACCGCCGAACCCGCAACCGAAGAACAGGAGGCCAACAAAGATGCCTAAATGTGATAACAGAGAATACCGCGCAATGCCCGTAATGGGCGGCAAAGAAAACCGCGCGGAACAGTTAATCGACACGGACTTTTACGTCGAAGGATTCGCGACAACGTTTAATGACCCTTACTTACTTTGGCAGGATGGCGAATACAAATTTTTCGAGCAGGTCGACCGCAACGCCTTCGACAATGCCGATATGACGGACGTAATTTTCCAGCATAACCACGAAGGCAAGTGCTTTGCCCGGACGAAGATGCGTGCCGGAACTGCACCGACCTTAATTCTTGAGCCGCAGGAAAGCGGCCTTTTTATTGCCGCTGATCTCGGCATGATCGCCGAAGGGCGCGAGGAATACGCCGCCATAACGGGCGGCCTCGTTTATCAAATGTCGTTCGCATTCACCGTAGCCGAAGACGAAATCGTCGAACTTGGCGACGGCGAATATCTGCGGACCATTAAAGCCATCAAGAAGGTGTATGACGTTTCGAGCGTAGACATGCCCGCAAACCCGAACACCTCCATTGATACACAGACCCGAGCCGCGTTCGAGGGATTCATTGAGCGCAGGGCGCAGGAGTTGCGCAGGGCCGAAGAAGAAACCATCGCAAAACGTAAGTTGATTGCACTAATCAACCTTTAGGAGGAAAAGACATGGAATTTGATTTCTCCACGAAGGAAATGCAGGAACTCGAGGCAAGACGCGCCGAAATCGTCGAACAGGCGACCGAGGAACGCACCCTTGAAGAACTGAACGCCTTCAAGGCCGAGAAGACCGCCATTGACGAAGAAATCGCCAAGCGTCAGAAGGCCGAAGCAGAACGGCGCACCATCGCAGATGCGATTGCACACGACGCCGTCGAAACTGTCCCCGTAGCTGAAAAGAGAGAGGAAAACAAGATGGAAAACATCGAGATTAGAAACACTAAGGCGTATATCGACGCCTTCGCAAACTACGTCAAGACGGGCGATGACACCGAGTGCCGCGCCCTGCTGACCGACGGCGTTACCGGCGGCACCGTACCCGTGCCCGAATTCGTTACCGAAGTTATCGCCGAACGGCTCAAGGCATCCCCGATCCTGTCCCGCGTTCGCAGAATGAGCGTTCGCGGCAACGTAAAGGCATCCTTCGAGCTTTCCGCACCGATCGCGACCGCACACACCGAAGGTGGTACCGCCGTAGCGGAAGAAGCACTCACGCTGGGTATCGTCACCATGATCCCGAAGACCATAAAAAAGTGGGTGTCCTTCTCCGACGAAGTCGCCGACAATAGCGAAGAATTTCTCCGCTACATCTACGACGAAATTACCCGCGGCATCATCAAGGCAAGAGAAAAGGCCGTTATCGATGCCATCCTGAACGCACCGCAGACCGCAACCGCGACCGCGCCCGCAGTAGCGAAGACCGGCTCTGCCGCAGGTGCAATTACCGACCTTATCGATGCTCGCGCGCTTCTGTCGGATGCCGCCGAAGACATCGTCGTTATCGTTTCCCCGGCAGACTATGCCACGTATAAGAGCCTCCAGTTTAGCGCATACTACGGCGTCGACCCGTTCGATGGCCGCTTCGTCATTATCTCCAACTATGCCACCGTGCCAATCGTTGGCGACCTCGGCGGCGTAATCGAGAACCTGCCCAAGGGCGACGAAGTCGAATTCAAGTACGACGATACTTCCCTTATGACTTCCGACATGATTCGCCTGCTCGGTCGCCAGCCTGCCGCCATCGCGCTTGTTGGCAACATGTTCTTCGCGAAGGTTTCCGCTTAATCGGAGGCACGCGAATGAAAGTCGAGCTTTTGCGTAACACCAACGTGCGGTTTGCCGCAGGAGCGGTGCTGGATGTCCCCGACGAGGAAGGCGCACGGCTTATCGCTTTTAGGCTTGCCGCAAAAGTGGTCGAGAAGAAAGCCGAGGCCAAGACCCCGGCGAAAAAGAAAAAGGCTTAATTCCTCCAAGGATTGGGCAAGGCGGCCATCGTTTTTAGCTCCAAGCGATGGCCGCCATATTTTATGGAGCCAATCGAAGGCATCGGCGTTTTGCCGTTGTTGATGTGGCGAGGGCCGCACCTCCTTAAACGGCCCGCCACTTTAGATAGGAGAACGCAAGAATGCTAACCATTGTAAAAACGGCATTACGGATCGCGGGCGACGCGTTCGATGCTGAACTAGAAGATTTAATAGCGGCGTGTATCGAAGAAATGTCCGGCCTTAACGTCATTGTAGACACCGACGCGGAAGGCGTGCCGACATCTTCGCAGGTGCGCACCGCCATTATTGCGTATTGCAAGTGGCAGTTTGGCGACAACGACAACAAGGCCGATTTCGAGGCCATTTACCATACGAAACTTGCGCAGTTAAAGACCATGACTAATTACACCGATTGGGAGGTGTAGCCGATGGATAGGAGCATTGCTTTTTATCTCGTGTCGGACACGTACACCAAAGACGCGATTGGCCAGCAGGTCGCAATGCGCACGCGCCGGATGGTATATGGCCGCATCAACTCGGTTTCGCGGGCTGAATGGTCCGCGGCGGGGGAAGCTGGAATCAAACCCGAATATCAAATCACGATGTTTGGTCCCGATTACCAAGGCGAAAAGACGGTCGAAATGGACGTCAACGGCGAAACGCAGGTGTTCGGGATTTATAGGACGTACCAAACGACGTCCGATGATCTCGAACTCTACCTCGAATGGAAGGTAGGCGAAAGCAACGATGGCGAAAACATTGTCGGTCCTTGAATTTGAATCGGCGATCAATTCCATATTAGCCGAATACAAAGGGTTGGTGGACGAGGACGTCGAGCAGGTGACGAAAGCCGTTGGCAAACACACCGTGCAGAATGTCAAAGCGAATATTTCGTCTGCTGGCATTAAGGGCACCGGGGATTATAAAAAATCCATCTCCGTTCGAAACTCGAAAGATAACGCGCGGAACCTTCGCCAATCGGTCGTATATGCCAACGAACCGCATTACCGCTTGACGCACTTGCTTGAATACGGCCATGCAACCGTAAACGGCGGGCGCACAAGGGCGTTTTCGCATTGGGCCGAAGCCGACCGCCAAGCAATCGCAGAATTTGAAACACGCCTAAAGGAGGCAATCGAAAGAAAATGACATCCGAACAGATGCGCGCCCTTCTTGAAGGCGTAAACGGATTCGCCGACAAGGTCACCTATTGGGAATGGCCGATCGGTGAATCCCCTTCCCTGCCCTTCGTGTGCTTCTTTAGCAACGAGGACACAGAATTTGCGGCAGATAATATCAACTACTATGCGCGTCCGCGCTTCGCGGTGGAACTCTATTCCAAGTACCGCGACCGGGCGACGGAAGCGTTATTCGAAGCCGCATTCAAAGAAAACAATCTGTATTACACCAAAGAGGCCGAATACCTCGCCGACGAACGGTGTTGGGTGACGGTCTATACCATTTAGGAGGCCTAAAAATGGCAGAAAACAAAGTCCGTTTCGGTCTTAAAAACGTTCATTATGCCGTACTGACGGAAAGCACGGACGGTACCGCTAACACGTGGGCAACCCCGGTTGCGGTTCCCGGCGCGGTATCGCTGACGATGGATTCCAACGCGAGCGAAGGTTCCTTCTATGCGGACAATATTACGTATTATAAGACCTTCTCCAACAACGGTTATACGGGCGAAATCGAATTTGCCCGCGTAAACGACGCAATGCTTGCCGATATTTTCGGTATGACCACAAGTCAGAACAATTTATTGGTCGAAAAAGCAGGCGTCCAGCCGAAACCGTTTGCCCTTCTCTTTCAGATCGAGGGCGACACGGAAGCCGAATTAAACGTCCTGTATCGTGTCGTTCCCACTTCCAAGCCTTCCGCGGGTTCCGAAACTGTCGCGGAAAGCATCGAACCGGGTACGCAGAGTTTCGAATTTGAGGCCCTGCCCGTCGCAACGGGTACGGAAGCCGAACTCGGCCTCGTAAGAGCGAGAACCAAGGACACGACAGCGGAGGGTGTCAAATCCGCGTGGTTCAATGCGGTTACCCTGCCCACGGCATAAGAAGCCAAATGATGCGGCGGCCCTTCGGGGTCGCCTTTTCTTTTCATAAGTAAGGAGCTGACGAAATGAAAAAGACAATCTCGTTTAATGGCCGGGAAATGGTCATCGAAAACAACGCACTTTTGCCGCGCATCTATCGGCACACCTTCGGGCGCGATCTCATCGTCGATATGCAGAAGTTAACGGACGCATACAAGAAGAACCCCGACGAGATCAACACCGAGGTATTGGAAAACCTCGCGTGGGTAATGCTCAAGGCGGGCGGCGAAGATGTGGGCGAATCTGTCGAAGAATGGCTCGGATCGCTGGAAGATACCTTCGCGATCTACGACATTATGGGCGACATCATCGAACTTTGGGCGTCGGGTCTTAAAACGACCGCGAAGCCTAAAAAAAAATAAAACCAACGACGCGCCAAGCAACGGGCGCGGTTTTTATGCTTCGGTGTGCCGAACTCGGTTTGTCGGATGATGCCTTGCACGGAATGACCGTCGGCATGGTCTACGACTTATTGACCGAGAAGGCAAACGACATGGAAGAATACCCCGTTATGGGCGATCAAGGCGACATAAAGAGGTTTTTTGGATAAATGGCGAACAACATTAAAGGCATAACGATTGAGATTGGCGGCGACACAACAGGTCTAGACAAGGCCTTAAAGGGCGTCAATTCCGAACTCACATCGACACAAAGAGAATTAAAAGAAGTCGACAAGGCGTTAAAGCTCGACCCGAAGAACACGGAGCTTTTGGAGCAGAAGCAACGCACCCTTGCAAAAGCGGTCGAAGCGACTTCGCAGAAGCTCAAGACCCTAAAGGACGCGCAGGCACAGGCGGCAGAACAACTCGAACGCGGAGAGATCGGGCAGAAACAGTATGACGCATTGACCCGCGAAATCGTCAAGACCGAGGCGGCCTTAAAAGAAGCGACAAAGGCATCGAACGACTTTAACGCATCAACGGCGACCCTTTCGGCAAGCCTTGACGGCGTTTCCACAAAGGCAAATAGCGTTGCGACCGCAACAAAGGGCCTTTCCACGGCGGCAGGCGGCCTGTTAGTCGCCCTCGGCGGTGCGGCGGTCAATTCGGCAAAGTATGCGGATAATCTCAACACCTTGAGCGCGCAGACGGGCATATCTGCCGAAGACCTGCAAAAGATGCAGTATGCCGCCGACCGGGTAGATGTAGACGTCGACACGATCGCGGGCGCGATGTCCAAGATGCGCCGTTCGATGGCGTCGGATTCTGCCGCGTCTGCGGAAGCGTTCGCGCGGATCGGCGTTTCCGTCCGGGATTCCTCGGGACAGTTGCGCGATTCGTCCACGGTCTTTTATGAGGTGTTGCAGGGTCTATCCAGCGTAGGGAACGAAACCGAGCGCGACGCCCTCGCAATGGACATCTTCGGCAGAAGTGCCGACCAGCTCGCCGGGATCGTTGATGACGGCGGCGCGGCCTTAAAGCAACTCGGGCAGGAAGCCGAGGACATGGGCCTAATACTGGACGAACAGACCCTCGGTTCCTTAAATGCGTTCAATGACCAGCTCGACCAGCTCAAGGCACAGGCAACCGCCGAGATCGTAAGTGCGGGCGCGTCTGCGCTGGAAGCGTTGTCCCCGGTGCTGAATATCATTATCGAGGCGGTCGGGAAGATTCTGTCGTTTATTGGCGACCTTGACCCGAAGTTGATAACGGCCATCGCAACCATTGCGGCCATCGTGGCGGCGATTTCCCCGGTTGCAAGCATAATTGGCACAATATCGGGCGCGATTGCAAAATTCTTGACCTACTTACCAGCAATCAAAGCCGCATTCGCGGCGGTGTCCGCATTTGTGGCGGCTAACCCGTTAGTTTTAATCGGTGTAGCCGTGGGGGCATTGGTGGCGGCCATCGTCACGCATTGGGACAAGATTAAACCCATTCTTGCGGAAGTATGGGAAAAGGTAAAGGATGTCGCAACCAAGGTTGCGGATGTTATCAAGGGCGCAATCGAGAAGGTGCAAGCGGCGTTCAATGCCGTAAAGGATTTCTTCGTCGGTATTTGGGAAACCATCAAGGAAGCCGCCAAGGAGAAAATAAACGCCATTATCGGTTTTATTGACAAGGGCATCGAGGCCATTAACAAATTCACGTCCAAGATTAACGAATCCGGCGTCGGCAAATTCTTCGGAATCAATATCGGCCAAATCTCCACCATTCCTGCCCTCGCAGGCGGTGGCGTACTGCAAAGCGGTTCGGCGTTGGTCGGAGAACGCGGCCCGGAACTGTTGACCATGCGCAACGGTGCGGCGGCGGTCCAGCCTTTAAGCACCACGACGAACACATATAACACAATCAACCAAACAAGCCGCCAGCCCGTCCAAATCAATTTGGTTCTCGACGGGATGGTCGCGGCGCGCGCCTTATACGACCCCCTGCGGGCGGTAAGTGGCCAGCGCGGCCCGAGCTTCGTTAAATAGGAGGATAGACGATGTTTGCATCCAACTTCACATTGATAATCGATGGCGTCGACTTCTCCGATTACATCCAGCAAGAAACAGACATAACGGAAACGATGCGAAAGGTCATCGGCGAAGCGCAGGCCGACGCGGTAGATGGCACGACCATTCCTGACCTAATCAAAATTAAATGGGACCCGTCTTTCCTGCTCGCACCGATGCCCAAATCGAAAATGCAAACCCTTATAGCGTTAATGGAAAAAGAATCCGTCGCGCTGGAATATACGAGCGTTAAGACAACGGACATGGCGACGCGATCTATTACGGCGATACCAACCGCGATGCAAGTTAAATTCGCGACGCGGTGGAACGGCGAACACATCTACGACGCGACGCCGATTTCCTTTGAGGAGGTGTAACGGGTGAACTTCATTCAGTACGGCACTTCCTTTTTTCATGGGAATTCGGCGAGATACGGCACAGATGGTCTATTGATGAGCGGACGCGCGGAACAGGTCATCGCCTTATTTGGCAACGAGCTTGCCGCGGATTCCTTAACGTTCGTGGTCAATAGTAAATATTTGACCTCACCTTCCGGCGGTTACGCGTTCTTGTTGGATGCCGATTTAAAACCCCTCAAGACGTCCGATGGTAAGTGGCTTTTGGCGCGTGCGGTCTATCCCGATTGGCGAACCTTCACACCGGGCGCACCGCTCGACCTGTACAACCAGCATGGCGGGCAGATTATCGGGCGTTTCTACGTGCAGAACGTGCGGCAGGTGTCGCGAAAGTTTGTCGAATTCACATGCACCGATTGCGTGGGGATGATTGATGCCCTTGCGGATCATAACGGCGGCATCTACAACGGAACCCCGATCGGCGACATTATCGACGATATTATGTCGGGTTCCGGCATCGCGTACACCGTTACGCAGGAGGTGCGCGAGGTGGCCGCATACGGGCGTTTACCGCGTGACAACAGACGAACCAACCTCGGGCGCGTACTGGTTGCAACGGGCGCGACATTGACCGAAGACACCGCAGGCCGGATGGTCGTTTCGTACCTCGGCGCGGGCAACGTGCAGAACATCCCGCAGAGGGTAATTTATTTGAATACTGGTTCGGTCGAGTACAGACACCCGGCAACGGCGGTGCAGGTGACCGAGCATGCGTTTTACCAGCTCGCGGATGATGAGCAAAAGACCCTGTTTGACAATACGAGCGAGATTACCGGAACATCGACGCAATTAGTCGTATTCGGCGAACCCTGCTACGACCTCACTACAACGGGAACCCTTGCGATCGTAGAAAGCAACGAGAATTTCGCGATCGTAGAAGGCAACGGAACATTGGTCGGTACGGTCTACACGCACACCAAACGCGTTATCACCGAAAGCACGGGCGTTGATGCCGCCGAAAATGTTCTCACGCTGGAAGATAACGAGCTTGTAGGCATCCACAATTCCGATTATGTGGCAAAGCGGATGGCCAATTATTACAAACTCGCGATCGGCGTTCAGTTTGAGGCATACGACACAACGGGCGCACTTCAACCGGGAACAAAGTTAAACATCGTCGACCCGTTCGGCGTTTCCCGCGTTGGGTGGCTCGAAAAGAAAACATTCAACCTCGGGAACAAAACCCGCGCGCAAATGGACATCGCCATTGATTGGCAACCCGGGCCGTGGGGGTCGAATATCGACCAAAGCGATCTTGTTCTTGAAAGCGGAACTTGGACGGTTCCCGCAGGGGTCGACACCTTAACCGTCGTACTCGGTAGCGCGGGCGAAGGCGGGCAAGCTGGATTCGATGGCACCCCGGGCGGTGATGGCGTTTTAGGTGGCGACACGACCGCGGGAGAAGGTGGCGAAGTTGGCGCAGGCGGGAACGCTGGCAAGGTGTTGCAAGTTTCAATCCCGGTCAACGAAGGCGACGTCGTAACGGTTAACATCGGCGCACCGGGCGCAGGTGGCGCAGAGAATGGCGCAGAGGGCAACGAAGGCGGCGCAACGACCATAACGGTTAATGGCGTCACCTACACGAGCGCAGATGGAACCATCCCCGAACGAGGCTTTACGAACCAGTTTACGGGCGACACATACGCATTACCAGCACCCGCAGGCGATTACAAAGGCGCGGCGGGCGGCGTCATCAATCTGCATCAATGGTGGGACGGCTCCGACCTTGTTGCGAGTGATGTTACCTACAAGGGCGGCAAAAACGGCACAATACACACTTGGTATTATTCCAACCCCGACTACAAATGGATTTGTGCAGGTGGTGGCGGTTCGGGTGCCGCGTATGGGAACAACGGCAACAACGGCGAAGACGGAACCGCAACCAGTAGCACACACACAGGCGGCAACGGTGCAAAAGGTGCCGACGCATTACCTTCCACATTCACCCCGCTATTAGGCGGCGGCGGTAAAGGCGGTAACGGTGGCGGTGGTGGTGGCGGTGGCGGTGCCGTAGATCGTCCGTCGGGTTCCACATCAACAAACTATACCCTCGGCAAAGGTGGCGCAGGCGGCAAAGGCTCCCGTGGTTGTGACGGTGGGCAAGGCTGGTGCCTGTTCCTATATCGGGCCGCATAAGGAGGTAACACAATGCCAAATATCAACATAGACGACGCGTACATCCTCGAAGAAACAGGCGCGCAGGTGGACAAAGTAACGGGCCTGTTCACGAAGGACGAGAACACGACGAGCGGCGAGAAGGCGTTCGCACAACTGAACATCGGCGCAAGCGGTGGAGGTGGCGGCGGGCGTAACCTGTTGGATAACCCCTTTTTCCGAGTGAACCAGCGGTATTTTTCAAGCAGTACGGCAAATGGGTTAACTGTTGACAGGTGGCGGCAACACAACTGCAATACGGCGGTGCGAGGTGCTGGCGGTTTGCGTATACGAAGCACAAACGGCGGCACGTTTTACGAGAATTGCCCATATGATGCTCTCCTAATCGGCAGTACAGTAACTATTTCTGTTATGTATGCGGACGGAACTGTTGATAGTGGGGCAGTTGTAATTCCGTCAAGCGGAACAGCATACACGGGTTCTTTTTCAAACGGGGCAAGGCTCGGTATCACAGTAACAGGAACAAGTATGATTGGCTTCCAATTCGAATTGCCTGCAAACGCAGATATAAGCGTTTATGCGTTCAAGTGGGAACTCGGCTCCGTATCCACCCTTGCGAACGATGCGCCGCCGAACTATGCGGAAGAATTGGCAAAGTGCAACTTTTACGACACGATGCTAAAAACATCTGCGCAGTATGGTTATTGTGGCTATGGTATTGCCGATAGCGCAACATCTGCAACCATTTTGATACCGTTACCGAACAATATGCGGGATGCGACACCGACAATTACCACAAGCGGAACAATCGCAGTAAAAGGCGGTACATCGGGAATGCACACAATAACGGGAATAACATTCAAACTGCGTGTAACTGGTGGCGTACTTGTGACCGTTGAAACAGCAGGCTTGACAACGGGCGAATTTTGCCTGTTGCAGTTAAACAACACCTCTTCGTATATAAACATATCCGCAGACCTATAACGGAGGAAACCGATATGCTACACTATCTGTTTTTTTCATTGTATAGCAACCCCGACATTTACAAGACGGCAAGACCGCACAGAAAAGGGCGGCTCGGCAGGTGGATTGACTACCTTGAATGGCTCTATTTAGGACATAACTAACCCCACGGGCGGCGAGGTTTGGTCTGCTCCCAATGCCCGCGGGCGGGAATGACTTTGTAGCCGCCCTTATACACGAACCTATCACCCTATCAGCCGAACGGCAGAAAGGAAATAAAATGGCTTTTAACATCTTCGAGAAGACGTGGAACAACGAAGGCAAGGCAAGTTTCGCCGCCTACGAAAAGGAGGACGAGGACGAGGCTTACGGCCTGTTCCACCAAAAGTGCGCGACCAATCGCAAGGACAAGAACTGCCCGCGCTACCTCGTGACCCTGTCCACGGATGAGGGCGCACAGATGCAGAACGAGTACCGCGTAAAACCCGCAACAGAACCCGAAGCCGAATAAAGGAGGTGCCGTAGATGGCAGACATCACGCCGATCACTCGGCTTGAAGAATTTATCGTAGATGCCAAGGAAGGCACCACGCCCACGCAGAACGCCATCACGAGGGTTGAGATGTTCTTGGCGAAAATAGCCGGTGCAAATGTCGTAACGCCCTCGCCGATTACTCGCATTGAAACCTTCCTCGCATCGATCGCAGGCGACACGGTGACCCTGCCGAAGCCGATAACAAGAGTGGAAACTTTCCTCGCCGCTATCGCAGGCGAAGATGTGGAAACGCCCACGCCCATTACGAGGGTGGAAATCTTCCTCGCAGAATGGGCAGAAGGCGGCGGCGGTTCCGTGGTCAAGACCATTACAGGCGAGGCACCCATCACCTTTGATGCACTCGCCGCAACGCTCGTATCGCTCACGCAAGACGGCAAGACAGTACAGGACGGCACACCCACGCCCGACAACCCTGTGGACATCGTGTGCAATAACGGCACACTCAAAATGCGGCACAGAAGCGGACTTCCGAGTGGTTACAAACTGTTGGAGTATGTCGGCGGTAGCGGTTCGCAATATGTTATCACCGATGTTTACCTTGCAAGCACGGATGTTATTGAGTGCGAGTATCGCAACTCGTCTACTACTGGTTATGGTGCTGTTTATGGCGTATTTAAACTTGGTGAATCGTCGGCGCTCTATG